TTATTGAATAATGACCAAGGTGCCAAATATGACAATATAGAAAACGCAGAGCGGAGGGTGTTAGTAAATACTATAATGCCATCCCTAAAGAGTTGGGACGATATGATGACCCAAGTATTTTTGCCTATGTTCAAAGGGTATGATGGCACCGTTTACGAGCATGATATTAGTGAGCTTCCGGAGATGCAAATTGATATGGGTACTATGGTGGGGTGGCTTACCATTGCAAGATCTGACGGAGCAATCAACCTAAACGAATATCGTAGTGCTTTAAGGTACCCAACATCTGACGACCCTAACATGGACATTCACACGGTTAAGGACGACATTATACCACTATCCGAAGCATTAATGCAAGATTTCAACAGAAATGAACCAACGCAAATTTAGAAGGACTTGGTTAAGACTTCATAGCCGATATGAAAAAAGGGCTTTCGTAATATTCCGGAGGTCTTTACAGGAATCCGCAAACCGAGTGCCGTGGGAACAAATGGACAGGGGAAACTATAAAATGCTTATTGAATACAACATTAACGAGGTGGAGATAAATAAAGCCTATCAAAACCTTTATGTCGATATTGGCACCATCCATGGCAAAAGGGTTCTGAACGGCATAAATGCCATGATAAAAACATCGACAAAGAATTTCACAATAGATAAATTTATACTGGCATTTGAAAATAACATAGCCAACTTTATCCGCATGAGCCTAGGGCAAAGCATCACAAGCGTTAAGCAAAGCCTAATAAAATACCTACTTGAAGAAGTAATCAAGGGAAGAAATGAGGGGTTGGATATGCGACAAATAGCCGGCAACATCAAAAAACTTGTTAATAGCAGGAATTTCTATAGATGGCAGGCAATGCGGATAGCCAGAACGGAAACGACCTCCGCAGCAAATTACGGGGCATCGATTGTAAGCAAGGAAAGCACCATCCTACTTGAAAAGGAGTGGATAAGCGCAAACGACGCAAGGGTAAGGAGAAAACCGGATAGTTTCTATGACCATAACGAGCTTAACGGTACAAGGGTCGGGGAAAACGAAAGCTTTAACGATAACGGTTCTATGTTAAGGTTTCCGGGTGATCCTGATGCAGCCGCCGGGACTAGAATTAATTGCAGGTGTGCAATGTCATTAACGGCTAAGCTCGACCAGAACGGGGACTTTATATTTCGATAAAAAAATTTGATTATCTTTGTTAAATAAGGCAAATAATATGTTGGGATTGCTAGAACATAAGAATTTCACGGGGAGCATAAAGGATGTAGACAGAAAAAACCGCATAGTTACGGGATATTTGGCAGCGTTCGATGACCAAAAGGACAGTGATGGAGACATCGCTGAAATAGGTATGTTTTCTAAATCAGTTAAAGAAAGGGGGCCATCTGGAAGCAATGAGATATTTTTTCTTAATCAACACAATTGGCAACAGCCGCACGGCAAATTTGCTATGTTGGAGGAGCAAGACGGAAAGGGTCTATACTTTGAAAGCCAAAAATTACCAAACACAACCTATTCAAACGATGCCATCGAGCTATATGCCGAAGGTATCGTCAAGGAACACTCATACGGTTTTCAGCGAATAAAGGACGTTTTCGACAAGGAACGCAACGCCACCAGAATGAAGGAGGTTAAACTATATGAGGGGTCTAACGTTACTTTGGGAGCGGATCCTAACACTCCTTTTTCGGGTTTCAAATCCTTAACAATACTAGAAATAAACGAAAAGTCAAGTGCTATCCTTAAAATGTTAAGAAACGGCACTTTGACGGACGATATGTTTTTGACCCTTGAAATTGCATTAAAACAACTGCAAAGAGAGTCATACGAACTAGGTAAAAAATCACTCGAAGAGCCGTTTAAACACACTCAAATAGAGCCGATAACCGCAGAATCTAAAGCGATTATTAATTATTTAAACGAAAAAAATGGAATTTAAAGACGCATTGGTAGCACTAGAAACAAGTGTAAAGGCCGATAATAAAGAAATGATTGCAAAGTCGATTGAGGCTTTGGAGGGAACTTTTGGCGAAAAGCTAAAGGATTCAAGTGTCGAGGTCAAGGCCTTAGTGGCGGATTTGGTAAAAAGTGCAGAAGAAGCATTGACAACTAAATTCAACGACTTTAGCGCAAAATTGAACGAAAAGAATGCGATCAAAACGAAGGAAGCCGCAGGATATACAGAAAACATGAAGTCCTTTATCGAGGCCAACATGGAAAAAATTGGAGCGGTAACAAAAGGAAAGTCCGCAAACTTCGACAAGACCGAAATGAAAGCCGTTGCCAATATGTTGGTAAGTGGCGACCACGTAACGGGCGATTACATCCGAGACTACAATCTCAACGTAGTTGCACAACCCGGACAGTCATTGAACGTATCGGACTTAATACCGACGGTAAATATTGATGGCGGTACTTATACCTACATCCGAGAAGGAGTTGGAGAAGGTACATTCGCTTACCAGACGGAAGGTAGCGATAAGGCATTGCAGGATTACGATTTCTCTCATATCGATGTTACGACCGATTTTCTTGCCGGACGTGTTGTCTACTCAAAGAAAATGCGCAACAACCTGCAATACTTACAGTCATTCCTACCAGAGGCTATGAGAAAAAGGTACTTCATTGCTGAAAATGCCGATTTCTACACAAAGATTGCCACCGCCGCAACGGTATCGACAAACTTTATAGCAGGGTTTGATAATGTAGCCGAGTTGGTTAAATCCGATATAGCAACGTTGGACGTTGCAAATTACACCAGCGCAAACGGTGTCGTAATGAATACCGCTTCATGGTACGGTCTTTTGAACACCGAAAAATCCACAGGAGCAGGTTACGGCCTTCCTTTGGGATGGACGTACGAAAACGGAGTCTTAAGAGTTTTGGGTATTCCAGTATTTAAAGCGAATTGGGTAGCCGCTACTAAGTATCTTGTAGCGGATTGGTCTATGATCGATAAAGTCGTTACCGAAGGTCTTTCATTGGAGTTCAGCGATCAGGAACGTTTTAGCAAGAACGAGATTGTCGCACGTATGGAGGCACAGGTAAATATTGCGATCAAGCAACCTGCATCCCTTATTATAGGAGATACGGACGCAACTGCATAGTTAGGTTGAATTAGTTTTCATGTTAAGCCCCTTCCTTCATAGGGAAGGGGCTTTTTTAAATTAAAATACGATGGCAAAGGCATTAAAGAATTTTTATTGGAAAAGTGTTTTTTACGAAGTTGGCGACAACGCTCCTAATGACGCTCCCAATGGGTTTGTGGAAAAACCAAAAAAAGCAAAAAGCAAAAACGGAAAACCAAAAAACATCGAGGACAAATAAATGAGCTATCTAAACGTTATATCGGTGAGCAATGCAAAGGATTATTTAGGCGTTGATGACACCTCTAGGGATGCCGAGATAGAACGCATGATAGTTTCGGCATTGAAGTATTTAGAGAAGCGGACGAACATCATAATGATGCCATTCGATAAGAAATATATCGTCAACAATGGATGCATACGGATATATGATTACCCAATAAATACATTAGAGGCCGATTTGCCTACGGGCGTAAGAAGAACCATAAAAAGAAATTACTCCATTTACTACACTTCCGCCGATACGATTACCTTAAACGTTGGTAACGATGCACCGGACAGCGATATATTGGAAGCAGCGTTTATGCTAATCGACCACTACTTTAACGAGGGCGATAGGATGGCGGTGCCAAAATCCGTAGAGGATATTATAAATATTAACCGAAGGTTTCTAATTTGAGGCGCAAGTATATACATAGAATAGAGGTATGGGTAAGCAATCCAACAGATGACGGGTTTGGGGGTAGTACGATTACACCGGCTCAACTAGGGTCGTCATGGTGCAATATAAAAACGCTCACATCAGAAAAACTTATCGCCTATGGCCTTGATATCACAAAACAGGCAATAACAATCAAAACAAGATGGCGTTCTGATTTAGACTATTTTAGGGACGGGATTTATTTCAAGTATAAAAACGCCGATTATATGCCGACAAGCATAACCGAGAAGGATTTGGAAAGTGAAGAAATCACTATAATAGCGGAGCGGATATGAATGTCAAAGGCACAAAGGAGCTAATCCAAAAACTAAAGCAAATACCTAAAGAGCTGGATAGGGACATTGAAGGCATCTTAGAAAAGAACGCAAGGAATATACAACTCGACGCACAAAAAAAAGCACCCGTAGGAACACCTACAAGCACGGGAATTAGAGGATATATAGGAGGCACGCTACAACAGAGTATCTTAGCCCAG